CGTTCCCGTCAATTCGATAACACCGACACGAATGCCGGCGGCTACAGTCCGCTGGACGATCTGTGCGAACTGCGCCGGATTCATACCAATCTCATTGATCCTCTCGATAGGTAGCTGAATCAGGGATATGGCGGCCGGCTCAGGCTCGACCGGATCGTTGTAGAGTTCGACGATTCGGATTTCTCTTGGGTCGGTGTCCAGAGCAGTCGAAAGAACCGTAATGATTGTATTGATATCGCCCTTTGAGAGGTTGCGCGCAATCTTCGATTTGATAAGGATCCGGTATATTTCGTCTGTCGCCGCGCCGCGGTGCTGCGCCACGTTCTCCCCGATCCGGTCCAGCGTCATGCCTTGCGCCTTCTCGATGTCGCGCCATTCCTCGACGCGCTGGACGGTCTGCTCCAACTTTTGAAGTTGATCTGCGAAGATGGCCATCAGTTTTCCAATGTTGCTGTCCGGATCCTTCCGAAACACATCCGTCAGCCGGCGCAGCATATCCTGGGCGGTGATCATGTTGCATGCACCACCTCGATGATCGCGTGTGACGTCTGGGCAACTTCCTGCGGGTCAATCGAAATGTTCGCCTCTGCCCATGTCGAGCCGTCCGTGCTCAGTTCGACCTTCGCATCTTCGATGCCCGCCACCTTGTACACGGCAGCGATTATCCGGCTATGGATGACGTCGTCGCCCATGTTCAGGCCGACATACAGTTGGCCGTCATAGTCCTCACCGCCGATGTACCGGATAATCGCGGATTCGATCTGCGTATCACCGTCGACCGGGAATTGATTGTTCGTCCAGACCGTAACTTTCGCATGAATCTGTATTTCGTCTGCATACGAAAACTTGATCGTATGCGGATACCCGGAAATGTCGTTGATCACGACACTTTCGGATCCATACGATTCAATGCCGGCGGCCTTCGTGTTCAGGATGGTCTGGCCGATATCCTGCGGATCGCCACCCAACACATAAGCCTCGAACGACTTCGGCGGCCGGCCGGCTACATCTGTTGTCATGGTGTTGTTTTCGATTACGACGGCTGCACGGACCCCCGGCGTCCGTAGAAGTGCCGACCGAATGCTGTCGATTGTCGCGGCGCCGCCGCCGGCTGTCGACTGCATAAAGCGCTCCCGAAACTCCTGGTCCGTCTCTTTGTTCTGGCCGCCGCTAGTCGGTTCCGGATTGGTGACGCTCGTTATATTGGCGTTCGGATTCGTTATTACGGTGATGGAGCCGGCCGCCACGTTCCCGATCGTTCCCGGTTCCAGCGCCCGGATCTCGCCCGTGCCGACGCCGCTGCCGTCCAATGTGATATCTTCGACCGTCTCAAACACCACGCCGGCAGGCGTCTCCACGCGGAACCCGGCCGGCTCCGTGTGCCCCGGCGTTCCGGTGAGCTGGATCGTCCCAGTTGCCCAGGTTTCCAGTTTCCGCGTGATGCCAACATACGGTCCGAGGCGATCGAGCTGTACGCCCTCGGCCGTGTTCACATACGCGCTGTAGTATGTGTTCTCGGTCGTTTGCCAGACTTTCGAGAGAAACCAGGCGAACAGCCGCAGCAGGATGCCCAGAAAAGAGCGCTCAGACGTGTTCACGTTCTCGCCGAACTTCGCTTTTGCCTCCGCTTGCATCTCTGCAAAGATTTCGTCATACGTCGGCCGCTTGAAGCCCTTCGCGTCAAGCATGCAGCGTCACCTCCCCATCGATCGAGTCGCCGCCGGCGGTGATCCCCCGAAACGATGCGATCAGCTTCCTGTTTCGCATGTCGTGCGTGATCTCAATATCCTCGACAGTCTGGATACGGTCATCCTGTTGGACGCCGCGGATGATCTCGGCGCGCATTTCCTCGTCGTTCGATTTCTTGCCGACGAATGCCGCATGACGGATACCGACTTCCGGATTCAGAAACCACTCGCCCTGATTCGTTTGCATGCCGATGTAGACCGTCTGACGGAGCTCGTCGGCACCCTCCACCATGACCAGATCGCCTTTTTCAAAAACCAGGTCGCCATCCTGCAGTTTCAGATCCTTCACAGCACCAACCTCCCCAGAACTACCGCATCATTCAGGCTGTGATGCCGGCCTGAATCCGGAAGCACCGGGCGGCCGCCGCCAGCCAGCACCGCATCCAGAGCCCGCTCGGAGAACGCAACGAAAACAATGTCGCCGGGTTGATAGACGGGCACATATTCCCGCGGCTCCCCACCTTCCATCCGGAAACGCTGCGTCAACACAGGCACATTCTGGACGACCGGAAGCTCTTGCGGTGGCCGGCCGACCTCCTTCGTCATGTGGAGGGGCTGGATCGTGGCACGCTTCTCTGCCTCGTCGTAGCTGACGATCCGCGCCGGCATAGCCGTGTGGAGATTCAGCAGATGCTGGCGTATGAAGGTCTTCAAAAACTCATCAGCGTCCGGCACTTTCGATCACCTCCGCCGTCGTCAAGAATGTGTCCATGTTGCATACGTGACGGCCTCGCCGAACTCGGAACCGCCCCCGGACGAATTTCGATTCCAGATCAATGATCGACGCCGTCGTGATGCGGTGCTGCAGCAGACATTCGATGTGGTAACCCTTCACGCCATCCGAATCTTCGAAGCGTTCCGGGCTTCCGACGAGCCCGGTGTCATTGCGAAGAACGAAACGAGCATCGTCGCCATCCGTGATCGGTCGGATATAGAGTTTGCCGCGGTTCATATAGCATGCGGCGCCGCAGTCTTTTGCAACTTCCTCGATATGGTCGATGATCGATCCGGTAACGGTGTACCCCTTCGCATAAGTTTTGTTCTTAGGAAGCCGGAATGCAGCGATCGGAACTTTCAGCAGCGGAACCAGATCCCTCAATATGGCTTGTCCCGTCACGCCAGCGGCATAAGCGCGCTTTTCCAGCTTTACGCCGGAAAGGTCCGAGCTGTCCAGGACATAGATGGAGGTCACCTTGTCCGGTCCGTCCTTCCGTGTCGAAACATAGGAGACCCGACCGGACAGCAGCAGGCCGACGTCTCCCTCATATCCGGCGTTTATCGTCAGCACGTCGTTCCGCTTGATGCGACTGATGGTGTCTTGCGTCAGGTTGTAGATGCGGATCACGCTCTCGTTCGGACTCGCGTCGTCGTCAAACGGGACATCAAACTCGATATAGAGGTCTTTCGACCGAAACGTTTTTCCGCCGACATTGACTTCCACAACCCTTCTGAACTGCTCCATCATTCCACCACCTGCAGGAACACCGTTTCCCCCATGTTTGCATACCCGACGCGCGTCTCCAGACCGGCGTCGTCTTTCGGTACCAATTGCAGAACTGGGAACCGTTGGTCAAACACGTCGACGAATAGCGGCACACCGTAGACCAGCTTTTCGCCATACACAAGCGCCTCACCGTCCTTGTAGAGATCGAGAGTAAAAAAATCGAAGTCCGCATTATAGCGGACTTCCATTTCAAAGGGCTCGGCGCCCAACAGAATCTCGAACCGATATGGCGTTTGGTCTTTCTGAATCGGTACGTACATCAGGCGACCCTCACCTTCTGGCCGATCTGCAGCTTCTTCGGATCAATGCCGGGATTGAGCTTCAACAAAGTTTGCCAGTTCGTCCCGTACTTCGGGGCGATGGAATACAGCGTCTCGCCTCGACGGATGGTGTGCATCTGGGGTGTGCCGGCTGCCGGCTTGTTGGCGAGCTGCTGCTGCCCTGCGCTTGTCGTTGGCTTGACCTGGGCAAGCATGACCGGGTCGTTGAGAAACGGAGCGTAAGACGGCTTAGCGATCCGTACTTGCTGAAGAGTGGCCGTGAAGCGGCAGCCGTTTGCGACCTCGAAATCATGCTCGGTTTGAATGTCAGCGATCAGCACTTTGTGAAACGCATTGCGGCCAACATAATCCAGATGCTTGCCGTTCATCATCGCAAGGACGAGTTTTTCCCGGATGTTCGCGGCATTCGGGCCGAGAATCTTCCCGGTGATCGTCATGGCCGTCGGAAGACGCTCGACATTGTCGGTCAGGGATATGTCATCCTCGACAGGGTACTGCGTTATATTCACGCTATAATGTGGTACCTCCGACGTCACATGAATTTCGTGTCCGCCGAGCATCGCCATGACTCACACCTCCACAATGGGCTGATACTTCATCCGCATGCTGCGCCAGAACTCTTCCAGTCCTTCGCGTGCACCTTGCTTCGCCGCTTCCTTGACGGTGGACGTGCCGCTGGCCGCCGCGGCCGACGAAACATTGACGTTGATTGTAACGTTGGGCATCATTGCAGCGGACTGCCTCGTTTGCCCTTGCGTATATCGCCTGTTTTCCTGCTTCGTCAGCACGCGCTCGCCTTCGTGCAGGCGAGCGATGTAGTTGTCCTTCGGTACATACGGGAGTCCGTCCGCGTGGCCCGGAATGCCACTGACAATTTTATCTTGCAACCAGCCTCGCGTCTGATCCCACCAGCTTTGCTTTGGTGCTGGGCCAATCGATCCACCTTCAAATAGCGGTTGATCGCTCGGTTTGGATTCGAGCTTATCATAAAAATTGATGACCCGGTTCAGTCGTTCTTGTTGGGCTTGTTCATGTCTTTCGATTGATTTTTCGGATTCACTCAGAATTACTGCACTTGTTGCAGTAGCTAATCCTGCCGCTGCCTTTACAACTGGCGGCCCGGGGACTGCTGCTGCTGCAACAGCGCCCGCCAGAATCGGGTGATCCTTTGCAGCCTCTCCGAGACCCTTCACAAGACCTGAACCAATAGACTTCCCAAGCTTAATACCAACATTCGCCATTTGTGGTATGGATGCTTCAAGGACGCCGATGGTAAAGTCAACAAACTTGCGTGCGCCTTCTTCGATCTTTGCTTTACCGCCGCCGTTGTACCACGCTGTGATCTTCCGCTCAATGTCCGAGAATACATATTCGATCTTCTTGTTGAAGGGCAACTGCTGGAACTCCTCATTTTCGAGGTAGTTCACTCGGATATATTCGAAGGCGCGTTCCCCTTGCCGCAGCAAATAGTCGAAGCCCTCAAACGCGGTTTTTTCAAGCGCACTCCCCCAACGCTGAATCTTGTCGTCGTTTTCCTCGATCCAGCGATTGAGGTTCGCAAATCTCGGTTTCAGCGCCCGCGCCAGACCGTCCCCCCATCGTTTCACGACGACAAGGTTGAATGTTTCCAGAATCTGATTTTTCAGCCCATCTAACGAATCTGCTTGCTTCTGCAGCATATCCGGGAACCGCTCATTCATGCCCTCGATCAGCATTGCAATTGCTTTGTCCGCGGGGATCAGACCCTTCGAGGTCATCTTCATGAGTTCTTGCGTCGATTTCCCCATCTTCTGCGAGAGGATTTCCCACGCCGGGATGCCGGCTTCGGTCAACTGAAGCATTTCTTCAGCGCTGACCTTCGACTTCGCTTGCATTTGACCGATGGCCAAACTGATCCGGTCGATCAAATCGGTTCCGCCGCCGAGGCCGGCCGCAGCGTTCCCGATGGCGGTCAGGTAGGGGATGATTTGCTCCTGCTTGAAGCCGAAGGCGAGCATGCGCTTCGCTGCATCCTGGACGCCAGCCAGATCGAAAGGCGTCTCAATCGCAAATCGGTTCATCTCTTCGATGAATTTTTGCGCCTTTTCAGCACTTCCAAGCATCGTCGTAAATGCGATTTCAGCTTGTTCAAACTCGCTGGCGACTTTCAGCGGGTTCATGAAACCGTAACGTACTGCGCCATACGTTGCCGCACCGCCAAGCAGCATGCCAGGAAGGGAAAAAGGCGCCCGGAGAAGTGATGTACCCATACGCCAGAAGCCGCCTGTCATGCTCCGGCTGATGTTATTCAGAGCATCGCCGAAACGCTGAAATTTCCTCCGGCTGCGATCCGCCTCGTCGCCGGCGTCTTTCGTTTCGCGTTTCAGTCTCCGCGCCTTGTCGCCGGCATCGTCCAACGAAGACGACATCTCGCGTCCGGCTTTTTTCATGTCTTTGCCGAGGTCTTTGACTTCCTTGTCGGCCTCGGCAAGCTCTTTTCCAAGCTTTTTCGCGTCGTCCGTCGCATCTTCGAGATCATCCTCGAACTTTTCAACCGAGCCGCCGAGCATGGACTTCTTGATGTCGTCTAGTATTTTGTCGAGCCGTCGCAGCGGCGCATCATCGATTTTCCATCCGACCTCGGCATATAGCCGTCTCAAGGCTTCACCGGCCACGGGAATCCACCTCCTCTCCGCGGGAACATATCAAGCGCAGCGCTGGCTTCCATAATTCCGTCCCAGTCCATCAGATCGACCTCGGATGGAGGGATGCCGCCCTCGAAAACCAGGCGCCAATATAAAAAGCGCTTGCGAGCTTCGTTTTCGTAATATTTGGGTGGTCTATCTGGGATTGTTAAGAAATCGAAAGGCTTCCGCGAACACGTCCTCCATGATGTCCAGGTGATCATCCCAGAAATCCCAGTTTGTACGAGGGTTGACGATCACGTGTTCCATGATCTGACCGTAATACTTTTCGGTCATCAGGTTTCCATGCCGATCCTTGCTTTCGTCAGCCATTTGCAGCGCCTTTCGGACGCCCGGGAACTGAAACGTGAATTCAATTCCCCCAATCGTGACGGTTTTCTGCTTCGGTTTCTTGATTTCGCTCACGAATCATCCCTCCCATGAAAATAGGGGCCGACGCCGGCCCCTTTGGTTATTGAATCGTATAGTCGAACACTTGGAACTGGAACGCGCGCGACTCAATCGAGTTCGAATACGTGGCCTGCGCCGGCCTGAGCACGCGCGCTTGAGTGCCGCCGATTTTCTCCCGCGGCGTGTTGCCGTTGATGACCCAGATGGGAACCATCCGCTTCGATGAGGC